GTTGGAGCTGATATGTCACAAATAGAATTACGAATATTAGGTCATTATATTTCTGCTTATGATGGTGGTGAGTATGCTGATGATGTTATTAATGGAGACATACATACAAGAACACTACAAGCATTAGGTTTAAAACAAGAAGAAAGATGGCTTGCAAAAAGATTTATGTACACATTTCTCTATGGCGGAGGTGGAAAGAAACTAGGTGAAGTAATGGGTACAACTACTGAAGAAGGTTTTAAATTAAAAGATAAGTTTTTAAAAAAGATACCTGCATTAAAACAGTTAGTAACTAAAGTACAAGAAGTTTCAGCTAACGGTGACATTGGTGCACTTGATGGTAGACGAGTATTTTGTAGGTCACAACATAGTGCATTAAATAGTTTATTACAAAGTGGAGCTGCTATTGCTAGTAAATATTGGATAGCAGAATGTAAATCATTTTTAAATGAAGACTGTAAATTAGTTGCATGGATCCATGATGAATTAATATTAGAAGTTAAAAAAGGTAAAGAAGATTTTATTAAACAAGAAGTAATAAAAGCTATCGAAAGAGCTGGAGTTAAATCAAAGCTTAGAGTTCCACTTACTGGAGATAGTAACATTGGCCACACCTGGAAAGCAATACATTAGTAGAAATTTAAGTGGTAGAGTTTTAACCCGTGGTTATACAGAAAACGGTTGGACTTATTTAGATTTAAGAACTCGTAAATCTAGAGTTAGTGAACGTTGGGTTAAATCTAGTTACTATAAAATAATGTGTATTACTCAGGCTTGGCAAGCGTCACAGCGCAGAGCTAAAAGAAAAAAGTTAAAACACACAATTACTTTATTACAGCTAATTAAATTATATCCTAAAGATCACATGTGTCCTGTTTTTAAAACACCTTTAGTATTTGGTGGTGGTTTAAATAAATTTTCACCATCAGTAGATAGAATAAATAACTTAAAAGGTTATGTCAAAGGTAACGTTCAATGGATTTCATCACGAGCAAATACTCTTAAACGAGATGCAACAGCAAAAGAATTATACACACTTGCAAATTATATATCAACAATCAACAAAACAAAAATATGAAAAATGTATTATTAATAGATGGTGACATACTAGCTTATACAATAGCTAGTAATAGTGAAAAAGCTATAAACTGGGGTAATGACTTTTGGACGTTACATACAGATTTTAAAGAATGTAAAGACAAAGTAAAAGATTATTTAAAAAATGTAACAGATAATTTCAGTGCTAAAAAAGTATATATATTTTTATCTGATACTAATAATTTTAGAAAACAAATATATCCGGCTTATAAATTAAACAGAACTAACAAAAGAAAACCAACTTGTTTACCTGAAATAAGAAGACACTTGTTTGAAGAATACGAAGCTATAAGTGAACCAAGATTAGAAGCAGATGATTTAATGGGTATATTTGCTACTGATCCAGATATTAAAGGTAATAAAATAATTGTATCTATAGACAAAGATTTAAAAACAATACCAGGAAATATATCGGTAGACTTAGAAACTGTAGAAAAAATAACTAAAAAGAAAGCTAAGTATAATCACGCATTGCAAACATTATGTGGTGATAATGTAGATAATTTTCCAGGAGTTCCAGGAATTGGTCCAGTAAAAGCAGCAGCAATACTTAACACTAAAGATTTATGGTCAGCTATTGAAGCAGCTTTTGCTAAAGCAAAACTAACTAAAGAAGATGCGCTGTTACAAGCTAGATTAGCTTACATATTACAGCATGGTGATTACAATTTTAAATCTAAAAAGATAAGAATGTGGAGACCAAATGCCTGATCCAACAGATCCAAAACACTATAATAAACTTAAAATCCAACCTAGAGATTACATAACAGCTAACAAACTTGATTATAATGAGGGTAATGTTGTCAAATATGTTTCTCGTTGGCGTTCAAAAAACGGTTTAGAGGATTTATTAAAAGCTAAAAACTATTTAGATTATTTAATACAAAATGAAAAAGATAAAAATAACAGCAAATAGTAGCATGTTTAGATAAAAATAAACAATTTATGGCTAAAAACGAAGACTTTACTTTACCACTTCTAACAGACGATTTGATTAAGGAATTAGACAAATTATTTCCAGATCAATGTGCAGATCTAAAAGAAAGTGAACGAATGATATTTTTTAAAAGTGGTCAACGATCGGTTATAGATTTTTTAAAATCAAAACAAACAGACAATATATTAAAAAGGAAATAAATTATGTGTGCACCTAGAAGACCTAAAATGCCAGCACCACCACCACCAGCTCCGGCTCCGGTTTCTACACCAGTAGCAGATACGAAAGTACCTGAATTAGACCTAGCTATTGAGACTGAAGGTCAAGAAAATGCTAAGAAGAAAAAAGCTAAAAAACTTGGCAAGAAGTCTTTAAGAACTGATGTAATGACTTCTGGTAGTTCTGGTTTAAATATACCATCTTAATTAATTAAATTACATGTTACAAAAAGATAACAATTTAAGTAAATTATACGAAAAGTTATCTATCAAAAGAGACGAGTTTTTAGATAGAGGACGAGAGTGTGCTGAGTTAACTTTACCAGCTATACTCCCACACGAGGGATTTGGTAGTAGTGATAATTTATATACACCATATCAATCAGTAGGTTCTAGAGGTGTTAACAATCTAGCATCTAAATTGTTGTTATTATTACTTCCACCTAACGCACCATTTTTTAGATTAAGTTTATCAGGTAAAGTTAGAGAAGAATTAGAACAAGATCCAAAATTAAAAACTAGTGTAGAAAAATCTTTAGCTAAAATTGAAAGAGAAGTAATGAATGCTATTGAACAGAGTGCTTTAAGAGTACCTGTGTTTAGTGCATTAAAACATTTAATTATTACTGGTAATGTTTTAGTACATTTTCCAAAAGAGGGACAAATGAAAATTTATCCTTTAAGTCAGTATTGTATTAAAAGAGATAGTCAAGGTAGTCTTTTAGAAATAGTTATTAAAGAAAGTGTATCACCATTAAGTTTATCAGTTGAAGTAAGAGCTGCTTGTCAGGTTACAGATGCAGATGAAGAAATAGATTTATACACTTGTATTAAAAGACAAGAAGATGGAAAATACTCAGGTTATCAAGAGTGTAATAAAGTAGAAATACCTGGAAGTTACGGAACTTATAAAGAAGATGATTTACCGTACATACCACTTCGTATGATTAGAGTCGACACTGAGGACTATGGAAGATCTTACTGTGAGGAATTTCTTGGCGACTTGAAGTCGATCGAGGGTTTATCTAAAGCTTTATTAGAATCAGCAGCAGCATCTTCAAAAGTAGTGTTTATGGTAAGACCAAATGCACTAACTAAAAAAAGAGATTTAGTTGAATCAAGCAACGGTGATATTATTACTGGTGTTAAAGATGATGTTTCAGTTTTACAAACTGAGAAACAATATGATTTACAAATAGTTGAAAGAAGTATTAATACAATAGCAGAAAGACTTTCTTATGATTTCTTATTACAAAGTGCAGTAACAAGAGATGCTGAACGAGTAACTGCTGAAGAAATTAGAAAACTAGCAAATGAATTAGAGTCAGCTTTAGGTGGTATCTATTCATTGTTGTCACAAGAATTACAATTACCTTTAGTTAATTTATTAATGAAAAGATTATCTGCAAAACAGATGATCCCTAAATTACCAAAAGGAAGTATACAACCAACAATTATAACTGGTGTAGAAGCTTTAGGTAGAGGTAATGACTTACAAAAATTAAGAGAGTTTGTGCAAGACATGACTGCGTTAGCAAGTGTTAATCCACAAGCTGCTGAATTAATTAATATTAATGATTTAATAAACAGAATTGCTACTTCACACGGTATCGATACTGAGGGATTAATTAAGGACGAAGAACAAATAGCTCAAGAACAGCAACAAGCTCAAGCTGATCAAGCAGGTCAAGCTGCTATCAATCAAGGTATGGGTCCTGCAATTCAAGGTGCTGTTGAGGGAGTTAGAGATGGTTCCGTAAGTCCTGAACAAATATCACAAGCTGTACAACAAATACCTGGAGGAAATTAATGGTAGAAAAAGTACAGGTGGAAACACCAGAACCAGTAGAACCAACAGTTGAAGCACCTGCTGAAACAACTACTGAAACAGTTGAAGAACAACCTAAAGAAAAAATATTAGGTAAATTTGATACACAAGAAGATTTAATTAAATCATATCAAGAGTTAGAAAAGAAAATTAGTCAACCTAAAACTGAAGATAAAGGTTTAGAAATTGAAGCTAAAGCAGAAGAAGCTGTAGCTCAAGCTGGTTTAGATATGTCAGCTCTTCAAAATGAATACGATACTAATGGCGAGTTATCAAAAGATAGTATTGATAAATTAACATCAGTTGGAATCGATAAAAGTATTATAGATGCTTATATTGATGGTCAAAGTGCTTTAGCACAAAATATTGAAACAGATATTAAAAGTGCTGTTGGTGGTAATGACCAATATAAAGACATGATGGTATGGGCTAAAGAAAACTTAAGTACAGAAGAAGTATCTGCATACAACAATACAGTTAATAGTAGAGATGTTGCATCAGTTAAATTAGCTGTATCTGGTTTAAAAGCTCGTATGGACGCAGGTAAAGAACCAAATTTAGTACAAGGTAAAGCATCAATAACTTCTAATGGTTATGAGTCTTGGGCTCAAGTTACAGAAGCTATGGCTGATCCCAGATATACTAAAGACCCTGCTTATCAAGCAGAAGTGCAAAGTAAACTAAGCAACAGTAACCTATAGGACAAGATATGTATAAATCAAAAAGTAAAGGTAAGAAGATGTTAACAAAGAAACAAAAAACTTTACCAGCATCTTTAAAAAATAAAATTAAAAAAGCTAAGAGGAAGTAATGGCAAGACAAGGACTCTACGCTAATATCAATAAAAGAAAACGAGCTGGTACTTCTCGTTCAAAAAAGAAAAGTACAATATCAGCTAAAGCATATAAAAATATGAAAGCTGGTTTTCCTAAAAAGAAAA